TTAGGTGTGCGACCAATTCATTTGCGGTCGTGTTTGGAATGTCCCTAGTCCATGAATAGAGGTATGGCTGGTCATTTAGCGGACCCCCGTTCGTTTGAATCACGGCAATTGGTCTTTCACGATTCCATTTTTTAAAACCATACTGTTTTTGTCTAACATTAAATATTAATTCTGGATATTCTCCTGAAAATTCAAGATTATAGAGCTTGCACCAGTTTTCAATAAGAGGTAATTCCTTATGGATGTGCTCACTTGTGAAATAGGGTTCGTGTCTAAAGATTAAGCTGTCCTTTCCCTCGATAAAATCCTTATAGAAATATGGAGTCGACCCTATTCTATATACTCGATCGATTGCAGGTAAATTTAAAAATATTTCCGGATACGCACAAACTACGATTAATTCACGATCTGGGTGATTATTTTTAATACACTTAGCAACGGCTGTTGCTGCGATATGCTTTCCTAGTCCACCTTCAATATGAAAAATGGAGAATTTGTTTGCTTGCTTTTTTGCCATATATTCAAATAGTATTATTTGACTATAATATACTCAAAGATACCCTAAAGTTCTTAATTAAAATCTAGTTCGATATCGAAATCAAAGTAAACAAATTTAGCCGTGAACGTGGTAAAGTCAGGTGTGGCTGAGCTGTATGATAGTTTAAATCCATCCTGGCTTTTAAGCACAGGTCGTTTAAAAATGATTGAAGATACAAGATATCCCTCGTTGTCCAATAGAGAAAGTCTCATTGGGGAAAATGTTGGCTGTTTATTTGAAAAATCAAGGTATTTTAAGGAATTTTCCAAAAAGATAAAGTAGTTTAGGTAGGCATCAGTAAGCTTGAAAGTTAGCGTAAATTCTCGAGTGAATAGATCTACCACTTGCTTTGAGCTCTTGTATTCTTGTTGTTTACCAAATAGTCGAGTCTGCACAGCAGGATCCATCGTCCATCCTGGAAAATCGATTGACTGTATCGTCGAGGACATAAAATCGTCTATCGTATCATATGGAAGGATCAGGCTCTGATAATACTTTTTATATTTTTCCTTAATTTCAGGTGAAAAGAAATCAGGCGGAAACTGAAATATAAACCCGCTTTGTCTTACGTTTAATAGCATTATTTTTTTCTATTCTTTTTTGCTTTTTTAGCCCTTTCCCATAGGGACTTATCTGCCTTTTGGGTGGTCTTTCCTCCCATTATAAATGAATTTACTCTAGCCATAGCCCATTGCTGCTGGGTTACCCCAGGGCGATGGCCAGTCCTCCAAGCCGCCATTCCTTTATTGTAAACTGTCCTAAGAATTCCCAAAGGAATTTTGCTGGTCTTTGCTTTGTTTTTTAAGGCAGCTTCAGCAGACTCGTTAATGCTGCTAAGCCATTGATTAAAGTTTAACATTTTATTTCTTCTTTTTTGCAAGCTGACGTTTTACCTCTTCTCTAACGCTCTCCATCTTTTTAGCATAGGTGGGATTGTCATTACGATTAAACACTATCTGCTGATTTAGGCTTCCCGTAATCTTGCGCATGTCTCCTCCACGAGTTCTAATCAACCATTTCGCAAGCTCTTTTACTCCAAGCTCTTTAAACTTTCCCTTAGCGTCTGGTGCATCTGAGTCGTGCCAATCGGGAGAATTTTTGGTCTTTCTTACCTCATTAACTTCATCTTCGTTCTTGCTTTGCCAGTCTGCAGAAACTGAATCTTCTTCAATGGGTCCGCCAGCTGCCCATGTTCTACAGGTCCTGGCCGAGTGACACTTGAAGTGATGCATCCAGCAATAACCGAGTCTTCCATCCGGATCAGACACTTCGCCCGGCATGCACTCTTCCATTCTTGGTGAAATATCAAAGGCTACACAGTTTCCGCAGTTGGAATTTTTAGCAACGTCCGGTGTCGTATTCCAATGGTCTGCGAGATCGACCCAATACTGTTCGTCAGAAAGATTCATTGGGCCGTATTGTATGTAATCTGCGTCAATTGCTTTATCCCTATTCTTAGTATTTAGTTTTAAGTTTTGAGTGGCGATAGGACACGACTCATTTCCTTTCTCTAATATTAGATATTGATTAAAATTTAACATTATTTGCCGTATTTTTTTTGAAATGCCTTAGTGTATTTACTAGGTTTAGTTTTATATCTTGCGCCAGACTTAGAATAGTCGGCCTTCCATCCACCGTCGGGGTGACTCGTATATGCGCTGGCATCATCATCTGATTTTTTAGCATGCTTTTTTATTTCGCTCTTCATCTCAGCCGCATCCTTAGTAAGATACACGGGATTAACTTTTTCTTTTTTACGTTCATTAATAAATTCAGAATAAGTTAAGATAGTCGATTCGTTTTTCATCTTAGAGCTCTCAATCGCCTGTAATTGATCGACCGCTTTATCACGAGTCTTATGGGTCCCAAGAAGCTTGCGTTTTCCGTTAACTTTTTTCTTAGAAAAGACTTTCCATACCTCTCCATGTTTTTCAATCGTCTCATTTATTAGATTCATCACTCTTTACTATTTTTACTCTTAGCTCGCCAGTTCCTTTTATCACACGATGCCACTGTCCACGTTCAATAAAGACTACTGAATTTAGGCTCTGCGGCAATCTATCTTCCAGCTGAATCTTCCAGTCCGTTTTATCGATTGCGATCACTGATCTGTCTTCATCATCACGATGCCATTTTAGCTCGATCGGATTAATTGAATCGTCAAAAACTCTAATTAGATCATCACCTATTTTATTATCAGTATACACCATCACCAATATCCAGGATAAGTTTTTCCTCCCCAAAGGTGAGCATATCGGTTTATTCGACAAGCCCAATAGCCAGCCTTAGTTCGATCCTTCTTTTCAGCACAATTATGGCGAGCAGCAAAGGATTTTCTGGCTTTAGGATTGCTTACCTTTGCAGTAAGTCCACCATGCACATCTCCAAAAGCTATCTTCATGATTCGACCCGTCTTTGGATTTCTAACATAGACCTGATATTTTTTGGTACCTCCTCGCATGGGATAGTTTAACCGAGGTTTCTTCTCCTCATTTAGATCAAGTATCTCCAATGGAAGATCTAACGGGACAAGTTTACCGTTAAAAATAGCAGTCAGACCAAGATCAGTTTCTTCAAACAGCTTCTTATCAGTGTTTCCCAGATAAAGCATGCCATCATAGAACTTTTCCCTAGCCTCAGTCAGCATCACAACATGGGCCTCTGATCCAGGCCGAAAGACCGACTCAGCAATGCTATATCCATTATCTATGTGGTATCTAAGGTTATCGGATATTTTTCCTTCTCCTATGAATTGACTAAAACTTTTTATTTTTGCTTCCATATTTAATTATTTATTCAGCTGGAGGATAATCTTGATCGACCCAACTATCATTAAGTGAGGTTCCAATGATTCCAGTATTTTCACGTAGGTTAAACTGTTTGATCGTGTTACCCTTGTACATTTTAGAGTGATCGTCAAAGCTAGGAAAGTACGTCTCCATTTCTAGATCAAGCGATATTGAAACTATATTGGCATCGCTATATACAAAGTTATAACTCTTAGTGAACTGCGCGGTGTCTGGAAATGTTACTTGCGCTGGAATCCTAATTCCTCTAAACTGAAAGTATCTTACCTGATTTTTATAATAAAAATCAAATATTTTTTCCATTATCTTAAAGGTCTTGTTGATGTTATCGCTTTCTATCTTAATGTTATAACTTAATGACATCGGTAGGGTAAAAAGCCTGGCTGAAAATGCCTTTAGGACCTTTTCATCGTTTTCGTCTCGAGTCTCCTGATTAAAGCTTCCCCGAACAAACTTATTGGTGTTATTTGCCGGTTTAATTGAAAAAGAGGAGAGGGTGACTACTCCCCTTGGCATCTGCTCATAGTTTCCCTCAGCGTGATTGGGATACTTACAGTCAGTAGGCAGATCAATAAAAAAGTCTTTCATAAATCCCTCATCTCCACCAAAGTTATAGAAGAATGGAATCTCATGCAGCTCAACCTTATCGTTTCTTCGAAGTTCTATCACGACCTGTCGGTTTAACAGATCTAGCATCGAAAGAGTCGCGTTTCTTAGGAAAATGTCCTGGACATTTTCGTTTCTTATGTTTTCGTTGTTTGATATTTTCATGGCATTATCTGTTTTTAGCGATGTATGGTAAGTTAGTTTGAGGTCGACAGTTATCGATTAACACCAACATTGACTCGTCCTTTAAAAACTGTTGGCTTAGGATAAAATCATGCTCCTCTTCCCTCAACATAGTATTAAAGACTCGAATGTTTGTAATTAGTAATTTTGAACTAGGTAAGGTATAGTTTTGAGTAAGATCAAAGGTATGCTGTGTAAAGGATGAGATGTTTGAAAGAACTCTAATAAAATCGTTGTGGTTGATGATGTCGCTCGGATCCTCCTTGATTCTGTACACGTATGCACCAACCTGTAAAAATTCGTTGGACATTGAAACTACCATCGCATGCCAAGTGTCACTTATAAAGTTGTTAATGGTGTACGATTTAACTGTGCTATTTACAGTTACCCTAAGAACAAAATCCCCTTCAGGTAAGGTCGAAGTATATCTAGAAAAAGTACCGGTCACCCGGATTCCAGAAGAAGTCTCATCGTCATATCCATCAATAAAACTTAGGGTATCTGATGTGCTTGGGACATTGAATAGGCAGGTAAATGATAGGTTTTTATCAGTATCTGCATTAAATTTAGGTTGAGCATTATAGATGACTGCCGTGTCTCTAACCTTAAATTGAGCGGTCGGCACGGGTCCGCTAGAATCAACTTGAATGTTTCTCTGATCAGTAAGACTAATATCACGATATGCTTCTATTCTAATGTATCTTCCCTCATCATTGGATCCTATATGATTTGCGATGGAGTCAAACGGGCCCCTAACCCTAATGTATCGAGTTGAAACTCCGAGAGAATTTTTATCGTTTGTTATAATACCTCCATTTTTCCAAGAGACATATAGTTCGCTATTTTGATATGCAAGGATCACGTTATTTAAAGGAGCCGGGACCTTGTCCAGACTGGCCAAGTTAAACACCTGCTGAGTTGTGGATAGGACTGGTGAATCGTTCGTAAGATTTACAAGCAAATCAGTAGGAAGTATCCCACTTAAGTCATAATAGTTTTCTATCAGCGGAGCAAAATTGTAGGTGTACTTTAACGGTCTTTGTATAATATCAGGATGTAGAGATTTTCTAGAAGAGTCAAAGGTCGTTGTGATCTTTTGATATTGAGCTGGCATGGTTCCGTCCTTAATATCCTTTTTCACCTCTTCTCCAAATAGCTGCTCTGCATTGGTGATCACGTTATCTAAGAATGTTCGAGTGTCATCAGTGAGAAGCATATCGATGTTTGGATTGTATTTTTTAAGGTGTATTTTCCAAAAGGTCGGTGCCATCATAAATCCTCGATGAAGGTATGACCCCTGAATCTCAAACATTCTATTAAGTAGGGGAAAGTATAAAAAGTCTCTCTTTCTCGGCTCAGAATTAACTCCAAAAATGGACTGAAAATATTTATGATCGATCTCGACCTCAAAGGGTAATTGAAAATCTATTCCAAACTCCGTAAATTTAGGAACGTTGTCCGGAAAGGCATTGTCTTTGACCATTACCTTAATACACTTACGATCTATGTTTTTATAAAGTGTCCACTCTTTAAAAACATAATCGCCGCTGTCGGACTCCGGAAGAGTCCTAAAGTATACCACCTGGTGACCATATAGTTGATTGGTAAAGAAAGAAAGTTCCTGAAACATTCCGATCGCGCTATCGACGTTATATGGTCTGAAGCTAGGATCCCTATTCTGTATTATGGAAGTGCACTTTTCATCGCTACACAACATTTGAGGAGTGTAGGTATTTGCTACTGGAGACGCTTGGGTAAACCTAAGCTTAATCTCATTTATTTCGATTGGAGTGGATAGCTCATTTGATGTGCCGTCATCGTACTCATACTTTACTTCAAAATAAAATTCGTCATGTGCATCTAAGAATATGCCAGCAGCATCGCCTAGATCTCCAGGCTCAACATCATACCATAGTGACCAATCAAGTCTATTTCTTGAGTATCTAAATTTCCGACTCAAATTGTTTAGATCTAATGTGTTTGGTGTAGAAATAATCAAGTCTTCAATAAAATCAGTAAACTCTATAATTCCTGTAACTGGTTCACACGTTGAAAAAATTCTAAAGTTTTTACTAAAAGTCAAAGAATTATTTTGAGGATCAATTAATAATTTTACGGTAGTTTTAGCCATTGACGTAAATACGTATTTAGTTTATTTATTTTATTTTTTTATCTAAACTAGTATCGGATTTTGAGTAAAATAAATAATAAAAAACGAGCAAGTCTTTTGAAGAAAAAACAAATACTCGATCCGTTATGGATAACTAAAGGATCTTATCTTGATCCCGAGTACTTTAATTATGTTCTGCTCGCAGCAAGCCAAAAATATAAGCATGACCTGGAAGAAGGCTATTTAGATCACTTTTATGAGCTATTTTTTCATAGTTTAAACCTAAACACCCTAGCCGTGGATGGTCACCTTCGTGATTTTAAAATGCATCCGGTTTGGAAAAACGATCGAATTAAACAGATCACAAACGAACTTAAACAGATCTATACTAAAAAGGACGAGGCTGTTGAGATCTTTAGAAATGCAAACTATGTTTTTTTAAATTTGATCCTAGATTACATGGACATACAGTTAAAT